GAATAGATTGGCGAATAGATTCGCTATGTTGTGGAGCGCAAAAGCCAATCCATTATCTGCAAGCTATGTTGTCACTCGCAGGCGCTCCACCAACGCTGAAACAGGCGCGAACCACCTAGCGCACGCACTAGTAATCAGGATCGATTGGGTCCTGCTCATCGTACCAAGGCGTGTTGCTTCTGAAATCGTGATCGAATGTCACGAATACAGGGCTGGTTGCCTGAACAGAACCGAGGTCAATTACATTGTAATCGAGCCATTCAATGGCCTCATCCTCGGTCATGCCATCACGCTCCATAAGGATATCGATGCATTTGTCATAGTCGTAAACAGCAACGTCATTGTGATTCTGTATGCCTACAGAGATCAACGCATCATCAAAGCCGGTTAGTCGTATGTAATGCATCGTTCCTCTCTTGATCCTAGAAAGGGATCGAGTCGCTAAAGTCTTCAGCAGGTTGTGGCTGGTAGCCGTTTGATTTTGCCGCATGATGCTCACTCTGTGGTTTTGCTTCACCGCGAGGTGGCAAGTCCAAGTCCTTCACATTCAGCTTAAGGCCCGTCTTTAACGTGCCATCTTTCGCGGTATAGCTGCGCAACTTGATAGAGCCTGACACGGTTGTGCGCTGTCCCTTTGCCAGGTATGGAGCAACGGCGGCACCGCCTTTACCCCAGTATTCACAGTCTACCCACATGGTCTCAGGATTATCCTTGGTGCCAGTGGCCACACCAATTGAAAAGGATAGGACCTGCTGGTCTTTCACCTGCTTAAGTTCAGGATCACGGCCCAAGTTGCCAGTGAGAATTGCAAGATTCATAGTGCATCGTCTCCAGAGATTTTGACCGTAATGTATCCACCGACCTCCGGTGAGACTCTTGCGGCCAAGGTTGTAAAACGCTTGTCGTTAATTTCCAGGCCATCTGCTAAACCATCGATACCGGCCTTGATCCTAGCGATCAGGTTGTCACGGTCGTAGCTACGTTTATCAGGTGGATGGAAAGTCAGGTCCAACAATAGCGGGCCATCAGGAATATCGAACGGGCCATCACCTAACGTAATGGTCAGGCATGCGCTGCGGTATGCGCGCTTGGCCTTCATCACCTTGGACCAATGTCCGCGAGCGTTTGGACTCAGCTCTGTCGGTGGCCATGGCAGCCGTATTTCAATAGGTTTCATTTGTCAAGCATGCCATTGTGACTGCCACATATCAAAACAAAGTAGTACGGATTAATGCGTAATGTGTTGACGTGTACTGGATTGAGGGGTAGGATGGCACCACTAGAAACAACACAGGAGACGGCAATGAACATTGAAAAAGAAATCCCAGAAGAGATTTATACCTATGCATATGATGACTACGATGAAAATTATGAGGAGGACATTCCAGAAGACGATGGTCGTTTAGAGTTTGCAAATGCTGTATTTCAAGAAGCTTATTTTGATAATTAACAGGAGATGATGATGAATATTTTTGATGCAGTGATGATTGCTGAAGGCGTGATTGACGCTAATAGCACTGAACAATATTTGGAAGCTTGGCAGCAGCTGGTTGATACCGGCCTTGCCTGGCAGTTGCCGGGCTGGTTTGGCCGTACAGCCAATGCATTAATTGAAGACGGCGTAATTATGGTTAAATCACAGGAGACTGTATGAAAACTTATGCAGAGTTGAGAAAGCTGGACGTAAGCCAGCACGTTGAAAAGAAAGGTGGGCTGTCCTACCTGTCTTGGACCTACGCAGTTGACCAGATGATGCTGGCCGATCCTGCAGCCAACTGGGAATTCCTAGAGCCGCTGATGTTTGGCGAAACCATGATGGTCCGTGTGCGTGTGTCGGCCCTTGGCAAGACAATGACCATGCACCTGCCGGTAATGGATAACCGCAATCAAGCTGTGAAATCCCCTGACTCACGCAAGATCAGCGATGCCATGATGCGCTGCTTGGTTAAGGGTATTGCAGTAACCACCGGTATTGGCCTGTACATATTTGCCGGTGAAGATGCACCTGAACAGGAAATCGAACTGGTTAGCGAAAGCCAAGCTGCAGACCTCAAGGCCAAGATTCAGGATGTCGGCGTGAATGAGTATTTGTTTCTGAAATGGCTTAAGGTAGCTAAGGTATCTGAGTTGCCTGCAGCTCAGTTTGAGTCAGCGATCAAAGCGCTTGAAGAGCGCGCGAAGCGAGGTCATAGCAATGGGTAAGTTAGAAGTGTTTAACGTGGAACAGGGTACAGCCGAATGGCTGGCCCTCCGCGCCGGGGTTCCTACCGCATCCGAATTTGCAACCATTTTGGCCCAAGGCAAAGGTGGTGCGCCTTCGCTGATTCGTAAGAAATACTTGTACAAGTTAGCAGCGGAGTCCTATCGTGGGGCGCTGTCACCGTTTGAGTCTTATAGCAACCACCACATGCAACGTGGCAAGGATTTTGAGGATGAAGCCCGTGGCATGTATGAGATCACCAAAAACGTAATGGTCGAGCAGGTAGGCTTCATGATGCGTGATGGTGTTGGCTGCAGCCCTGACGGCTTGGTTGGCGAGGATGGCGGCATCGAGATCAAAACCAAATCGGATCACCTGATGGTTGAAATTCTACTGGCCAATGAAATGCCGTCAGATTATTTCGGGCAAACTCAAGGTTTCCTGTACATGACTGGCCGGAAATGGATCGATTTTGTTGCGTATGCACCGGGCTTGCCGCTATTCATTCAGCGCCAATATCCAGATGCTGAATACCAGTTTCGATTGGCTAAAGAGATTCCGATATTCGTTGAGGAGCTGCAGAAGATACGCGCAGCCATCGAGGCGTACCATGTCTAAGCTCTTTACGCCAAAGGACCTGATGGCTCGCTGGAGCGTTACAGACAACACGTTACGCAGGTGGCGCATGCTGGGTACCGGCCCTGACTACATCAAGCTGGGGCCTGGCAAAGCGTCTGAGGTGCGGTACCGACTGGAGGATATCGAACGGTTTGAAAAGGAGAACCGAATCGAGCAGATGTAAACCGGTACTTTACAAAGAAAAAACCCCGCAAGGATAAACCGAGCGGGGCTGCCTTACCGGAGAGGCGAGGTACACTAGGAGACGTGCCGAGTATATCACACAATTAAATCAAAAATAAAAAGATAAATACCCTAATTATTTTTCCATAACAAGTAAGGATAACGTGAAATTTTATGGCCTGATCCTTTACTGTAAATAATTGTTGTACATCGTCAATTAATCCTTTATTCTTTACCCATAAAGAAATTACATAGGAGACGATGATGATAGATAAAGAAGTTGAGTTGGCTGAAGTGTTAGACACTTCTGAAGATGACCGGTTGGCTTATGAGGCCCGCGAGCTTGAATACCAAGCTTGGGCTGCCAGTGAGCCTAGCGATTTTGGTTACGACTACTAGGAGACATTATGAGTACTAAAGATTTTGGTCCGGGCTTTTTGGTATCCGCTGAATTCTTAGGCGGCGTATTGGCCACCATGGAGCTGATTGATTCAGGCGTTTCAATAGAAAGCCTGCGCGAAATTAACAAGCGGGTTCGCCAGCGTCATGATGAATTCAAACCACGCGCAGTGCATTCTGCGTTTGGCATTGTGCTTGACTCGGAGGCAGCATGATTTCGAACTACCAGAAGCGTCTTAGACGCAGGCAGCGCATATACAACGTAATAGAGGCCGTGTTTGGCGCTGTGATGCTGGCCATATTAATTGGCACCATTTATTTGGTCGGATGCTTGTTTTCATGATTCCGCCAAAACCACATGATCCGGTGCTGCTGCGTGTGCCGGCTCATTTATTCCAGCATCTGCAGCAAGCATTGTATTCAGTTGGATACAACATCAAAGACATGCGTGGCGGTAATAATCACTACACGGTTGAAGCAATCCCTCAATTTATTAGGAGCCAAGATGAGCGATGATATTTTTGTGTCAGCTAACAAACATCAAGTAGATGGTGATCACTATGTCACCATGGACGTGCAACCATGGGACGTAATGCAGCGGGTCCTTAGCCCTGCTGAGTTTCGCGGATACCTAAAAGGCTGCGTAATCAAGTATGCAATGCGACAGGGCCGCAAAGATATTAGCCCAATGGATGGTGAGAAGTGCAAGCACTACATGGCCAAGCTGGCCGAAATGGATGAGGTGCTATTTTGAAGTCGATAATTATCACGGACGATCTGCGAGTATTGGCCTCCATTCTTGGAGGCTTTCGTACATTAGTGGCCAGAAATTCTGGAGTCAAAGACGCTAAAATCGGGAATCAAAGCGGCATGCAAAGCGATCAGGATGGCATCTTAGCTGAGCTTGCATTCGCCCAATGGTGGAACGTCTGGCCGGATATTGGACTGTCACCACGCTCAGGATCGTATGACATGCTGGTAAAGGATCAGCGTATAGATATCAAGGCTACGCGCCGCGCTGATGGCCGGCTCTTGGCTACGCTTAAGGTGAATCCTGACGTGGACATTTATGTGTTGGCAATTGTGTTGGATAAAGAAATTAAGTTTCCGGGCTTTGCACTGAAAGGTGATCTGATCCAAGAGTCACGCATTCGTGATCTGGGTCATGGCCGTGGGTACGCAATGGATCAAATTGATTTACGCAAATTTAATGAGGGCGATGTATGAATGAAGATGCAATGGCCAAGATAAAGCGAGTGGCCAAGCTTGAGCGTCAGCTGGAACATGTTTATAACAGCATGATCCGCGATAACGCAGCGCTAAGAAGTGAATTGGAAAAAGCAAACACTGTACGCAGGGATGAGGTCCTGATTAAGACGGGCCTGAAAAAACGGTTAAGCAATCTACTTAAGAGGCAGGTATGAGAGCGACAATTGCCTATTTTATTTTTTATGTAATCGCGATCTGCTTGGTGCTGAATTTATTTGGCATCAACGATCCTGATCCAGACACTCAATGCACCAAAGAGGATTACCATGATACTCACTAGACGATGCAGTAAATGCCACGGGTACAAAGAACTTAGTGGAGGCAAAACAGGTAAAAGCTTTATATGCGCAGCCTGCAGAACTCAGGAACAACGAAATGGCTAATATGAACTACAGGCAGCTGAATCAATATATTTCCGAAATGAGCGAGGAGGAAATCTTTCTGCTGCTTCAAGAGGAGATTGAGGGTAAGCGCAGGATCATGCACCTACAGCGGCTCCATCAGCGTTATAACTCGTTACGGGTGATGCGCGAACGGTATGAGTTGCTTGCACTTGCGGATGGCGCTTAGTCAAACTTGGCGCTTTGCATTACTTGGGCAAGGAAGCCCCCCATCTGGTCCACTAGCTTTTCGTCCGTGTACAGCCTTGGACGTACTGAGACAAAGAAACAGGCATGCATCAGCTCATGCCAAAACGTCTGATAAGCCAACTGCTTGGCTCCCTTATTCCTTGGTGGTGGCTTGCATAGCCAGATGGTCAGACTGTTGGGGTCAAACATTCCATAGCAGTCACTGCGACCCACTTGGCGGACAAAGGCATCCGCATCCAGCTGCTTAACCCGGACCTCATAACTCCCGATCTGGACAGTGGATGGGATGCGCTTCATCACGCACAGCGCTTAGGCTGATTTTACTTTGTCACGCACCGACCATAGGATGCCGGCAATCGTGGCAACTGCACCTGCAAGAGCGTCAACGCCGGCACCATCGATGCCATACTTCAATAAAAACGCGCCGCCAACTGCGGTAATCAAATGTCTGACAAGACCTTGAACAATCGCTGAAGTCATTAGATACCTCACTTATAGAACTTAGGATGTAATTGAAAATGCGGGCCGTCCTTAAACATTTTCCAGTCCCCGCCCCACTGGATAGTTACCTTGAGTTCTAGCGCTGCATCCTTCATTGCTTCTGCAATCTTGGAATATAGCGGCCAATCCCATCTAACTTCATGGCCAATCATTGCAGCCACGTCTACGGCGTGACCAGTAATATGCCTGCTGTTCATAGTGCGAGACGCACCTGCAGCAACCAATTGCTTTTGACGCTCGACAGTACGCAGGCCCTCGGTCACGATAAAGTCTACTTGGCTTTTAATAATGGCAAGGCTAACCACCTTGGCCAGATCAGGATGTACGCCAATTAATTTAGACAAGGATTTTTCACCAAGATAGAACATTAGTTTTTGTCTGCCTTCTGTTCAAGTCGTGTCCAGATACGTTGGAACATATCTTTAATCTCATCCATGTCATGACGGGCCTCTTCCCTAGTCACGGTATTACGTTCGATTTTGCGAACGTCATCATCTAATCGCTGAATTTTATTACTGATTCCGTTGAGAATAAATGCACCAAAGAATCCAGCAGCACCAATTGCAAAATTGACTATAGTTTGAGTGTCCATAATTGCTACATAAGTTTGTCAATAGGTTTTGGCGAGGAGGGAAAGCATGTTAGTACACTAAATTTTGCGAAACAAACTTTGATGCACCAGCCGTAGGTAATGTGCTAGATGAAGCATCAACCACATTTCCTGTTACTACACATCTGGTAATTCGAGCGTCTGTCAATGTCGGTATTCCAACAAGAATGTTATTTGTAAATGTCAAAACTGAAATACTATTACCAGCATCACTTAAATCTACGCAATTATTGGTTCTAGCAGTACCAGAAAGCATATTATCAGAAATATTTATTTTACCAGTATAACTAACCACATAAACGACTCTATCACCAGAAACACCAATAGCCCTACAACCAAGCATTTCTAGATTTGTAGTATATGTTCCACTGTAAACGCTTCGTTGTAAACCATTACAAGATATAACTCTTACATTAGTTGAATACAAATTCCAAGGCGCATTTGTTGTAATATTTAATTTAAATTGACACCCAACAAAAGAAAGAGTTTCTGCTAAAAATGTATATGTGGATTTTGTGTAAGTTAAAGTGTCAAATGTGCAAGATTCAAAATACAAATTTTGTGCGTTGATAACAGCAGGACTATTTGTAATAAATTCATCACTTGTATTTTGCGATACAAACTTGCATCCGATTGCATAAAGTGTGGTACTTGAAGTATTGGTAGCCAATCCTTCTACTGTGCATCCTACCATTCTCATTGATGCACCGGCATCTAATTGCCAACTTCTCTGACTAGATTGCGTTACCAGTCTGCAATTTGACAAATTAACAGACCCATCAACAGCATAAGTTCCGCTAGTTGCAGCAACTTCAATACCGCCAACTAATTGTGAATTAGAAATAAAAGTATCATTATTTGCGGTAAGGATTGCTTTTGCTGAAACTCCTGCAACCATCTCGAAAATACTATTGCTTATATTTAAGCCCTTGCCTTTTGAGGTAAATTTAACAGCATATAAGCCGCCAAAGTATAATGCACGACATCCTGACAATGTAATTTTATCGGTGTAATCAGAAAATCCACTAGATACACTACCCAATGCAAAAGCATAAGAAGAAGTTTCTCCGCCCTGAGCGGTGCAGTTTCTAAATTCAATGTCATATTCATAAGCAGAGTGCAATGAATAAGATGCACTTGTTGTATTGGAATCGAAACTATCTTCAACAATAATGTGCCATGCACAAGTAGCATCAAATAAATGCCTTACTGACTGTCCTGACAAATTTCTTGCAACAGAATTATATGTATACTCATACTGCATTCCGTAACCTTCGCCAGTGCTGACAGCAGCTGGTTTTTCTACGCGGATGTTAGATATACTCAAACCATTGCAATAATAAGATTTAACGCCTTTAAACCAAAATCCAGAAAACATACAATTTTCTACAAATGAATTTGCAGCATAAGTTATATATACGCCGCCCATACCATTTGATCTAGAAGTCTGACCCGTTGCAGTAAAGTTGCAATTACAAATACCAGATCGTTCAACTGCATTTATTTTTGTTACTGTAACCGTTTCAGATACAGTTAAAGCCAGTCGTTTTACAACATCAATAGTAATTGTTGTGCCGCTAATTTTTACTATTTTTGCGGTAATGTTTACATACACACCGGGGGATACGGAAGAGGCTGAATCAATTTGAATCAAATTGCCAACTGCAAATCCAGTTACGCTAGATACAGTTAATGTATTGGTGTATTCAGGCTCGTCAACCGATACTGTAGTGGATGTTGCAGACAAAGACCCGACAAACTGAAATACTCCAGTATATAAGCTATCTAATCCTGTTCCAGCCCAAGTAATGTCTGCACCGCCACCGTCAATTACAAAGTCAGAAAAATCAACCGTTTGTCGTGAAGTTAATTTGTAGCTTAATCCATTAAGCATAAGTGTGCTGCCAGTGCCAAGAGTTTTGCAGTATGCAATAGCATTTGTAAATGCAGCCGTATCATCTGTCACACCATCGCCAACTGCACCAAAGTCTTTAACATTAACCGGCGCACCATCAATCATCGAATAAGTTACTTTTGTCGTAGACATATCAGTGTCCTATAAGTACAGAAGCGCAGACTAATGCGCCAGAAAAGGTTGCAACAAAATCCCAAAAGTCAGGGGTGTGTGAGTCACGGTGCATGTAGTCGTAAATCTCTTTGCCAGAAGCGACTATACATACGGCCCAAAGCGAGTTGCCAGTGCCTAGCAAATGATAGCAAGCAGCGAACAGCACTGAACCATATACATAGTGCAGTGCTTTGTCGTAGGGCA